CATCTACATTGAGCGTATACTTGGTGTTCGCAACAAGGGACACAGTTGTGGACTGAGAGAACGATCTATCCTCTCCACTAAGAGTCGGATCCGTGTAAGCAACGTTCAATTCGCCGTTTGGCAATGTGAGTGTGGATTGCGGGCGATACACTCCCATGTTCCCGCCGGGGTACGAAAGTGGGTCACCAGCAACAGTCCACCCAGGGATAGGCTCCAATCCTCCCTGCTGCGAGGTGTAGTGCGATGGGTACAAACTAGGGCTCTCGAAATTATAGTTTGTAACACCACCCTTAGTATCACTGGCACGGGACTCTGGAAACGGAAGAAACCTAACGTAATCTACTTCTAGTGCCCCGGAGGTATCGGGAGGTGTGCCCCACAGATCAAATCGAATTTTAGTAGCAGTAGACTTCCAACTTGTACGCGGAGAAGCATCAAAGTTAATACCGTACATATCCCATAACAAGAGCTGGTACGGATCACCCATTCGATTCCAATCCGGCTCAGGAATGGAAAGAGGGCCACGCCAAATTCCAGAACCACTATCTTCCCAACGGAATTCCCCAGCCCAATTATAAATATCGTCGGGCCTCTCGTTTAGCTTCAACCGACACTCTACATACCTGTACTCACTGGTACTGATTGCTGTGTCCTCGTTAAGAAATCTAGATGACTCACCATCAGTAGGTACTGCATCACTTGTAACTACAATTGACTGATTTACAGAGTCGTAACTTACCGTCGCGTTTACACCAGTAAATCCATCGGTGTCAGTAATAAAGTCATACCTAAGCGCACCACTGTAACGACTCTCGGCAAGACCCAACGGGGGCCTGGGGTTTCTAAGCGCCTGGGGATCCCTGAACTCATGTCTGCCCAGTGTGGTCTGGGGGTTCATCGGGTCCCAGCACTCGGGACAAACCCTGAAATTAACAACTTCTAAATTCTGTACTTCCGTACTGAGTACGTGCAAAGGGTAACGAAAACCACACCTGTCACAGAATCCGAATGCGTGCTTTCCGACTGCGTAAGAAGACATTATCTAGTGTAGGAAATCCTAGGAACAAAACGCGCCGAAGTCTTCACTCTATCTTCGGCTGCGGCTTCCATGAAAGTCTCTTCGTATTGCTGCTTCAAAAAAGGAATTCTACTCGCAGCTTCTGGTCGCTTGCTTGCTATCTGATATGCGAGACCAGCAACCAAAGCCGGCAAAAACCTATCCGGAACCTGCATGGTATTAGACGCCAATCCACCAGTGTCCGCTATCCGCTTTACACGCCAATACAATATTGTGTATTCATTAGACTTATCTGGAATCGGCCACAATGTAATAGTAGAAGGTACATCCGCACCAAGAGTGGTCCCAGATAATATCTCGACACGATTGAACAGGTATTGCAATGGTCTAGCCTGTGTCAGCTTTGAAGGAATGTTCGCATAGGTAGGCTCAGAAACTCGACTAAGGTGATAATCAGACTGTGTGCTTACAACTCCAGCATTTGTCCTGAGTACAACGTCAAGCAAGCCTATCGTGCCTAGGGCAATGTTGTAGTCCGCCGTACCCTTAACCAAATCAAAGACCGGCTCCTGTGAAATCGTCCACAGATTCAATCCGCGATTCTGCCATTCCAACATCAAGAAGTTCAAGCTTCTACGAGCAGTACGAAGATCGTAACCAGATCGAAGCTGAAGACCCGCTCTCTCGTAAGCCTCTTCTACAAGCTCAGATATATCTGGGTTAAACGTGTAAGTCCCACTAATAGCCATTAGTGACCATTCCTCTCGATAGCTTCCAGAACAGTCTCTGTATAGATGTTCTGCTCAGCCCTCATCTCTTTGAGATCTTCCTTTACTTCTTCCAAGATGTATCGGTTGTTGTCCACCTTGGTGGCAACTCGCTCCACCTTGACCGCTAAGCTTGAAACATCTTCTTCTTTAGCTGCACCGGAATGTTTGGGTACGTTCGCGTGGCTTATCATCACAAACAAAAGGCCGCCAATGCAGGCAGCCACAATGGACAGAATCGACCAGAACGAGGTCACGGAAATATCCCTAGACATGGGTCACTGATAGAAAAGGGTGATGCCGACAATGGTGTTGGCCGCAGCACCAACAACCCAGATTCCTTCATCGAATCTAATTCCATTTCCAGGCAACGTCATTCCGGTTGCCTGCTGGTAGTTGGGCGAACCCTCCTGCATCGCATCAATCTCAAGAAGCACAGTACCAGTGGCGTCGGCAGTAGAATTGTGAAGCTTGACTACAACGTCGGCGGTTCCGGGTCCAAACCAAAAACCCCGCAAATTACAGGGGCGACCAACTCCACTAGCACCAGAATCGCTCGGGGTGGGAACCCGAACGGAAAGAATGTTATTTGTAAAAGCCATATTGAATAACCTCGTTCATTTGAATCATGGTCACATTCCTTTCTGTTGGACAAAGACAGGTCATTGGTAAAAAACTGTTAAAGAACCAGAATTAACCGAACCCACAACCCAGATTCCTTTATCAAATCTAATTCCGTTGCCGGGAAGTGTCATTCCAAGACAATTCTGTCTGTCGCTACCACCCGCTTTGGGAACATCCAATTCAAAAAACACGGGACCGAGGACGCCTATATCTTTTAAATAGTTATAAAAACTAAACACACTATTTGCCACACCCGGCATAACCCAGAACCCAGCCAAGTTGGCCGGTCTACCTACAACAGTATCACCAGTTGTATCAACAGTGGCAGTCCTCTTGGAATGAATATTGTTCGTATTCTGTTCTTCGGAACCAATCAGCATTGGAAGTCACCAGAAGAAGGGGGCACCCGAAGGTGCCCCCAGTGGATTATGCAGTAGCGAACGGAGTAGAAGCAATTCCGCTGCCCATGAGAAGCGACTTTGCCGCTATCCACCGAGCAGATGCAACTGCCGTAATCTCCACATAGCTACCGATAATCCCACCCGTAGTCGTAGCATTCATATTGATGCTCGCGAAGTTGTCATCGGCCTCCGCGAGAAATTGAGTTTGCAGTGCGCCATTTTCAAGCGCAACCGTGATCGGCCCAATGAACTCGTCGGAACCACTCAAGTTAATCTCAGTACCACCCGCACCCGTGGCGAGCCACAGGAACCTGAAAGTAAGACCAAGGTTGCATAGCTGTCCCGGATCCGTCTTGTCAGTGGGCTCCGTTGCGACAATCTCAGGAACCGTGAATATCATGGTGGTATCTTCGACCGTAATAAGACGCCCGCCATGATCCGCTGCAGTCAACGTCAGCGCGTTGTCCCCACTGGCAACATTGACAACGCTATTGAATCCAACCGGATTGAATCCAGCCAAAGACCGTACCGGCCCACTAAAAGTTGTCTGTCCCATCTTACATACCTCGATGCACGCATCTACCTCGTCAGTCCGCGTGCTGTCTGGTTAAGTCTGACGAGTTTGGTTTGAAAAAATAGGGGGCGGGACTCCCCACGAACCCCGCCCCCCGGCAATATCAAGCCGTGTCGCTATGTGATATTGCCACTTCCGAAGATGCCGAGATAATCGCTGACGCCGAACGAGTATCGCTCTCGCGCCTTGTAGCGAACATTCCCGGTATCGAAGTCACCATCCATCCCGGTCTGAAGCGGCGTTCGCGTGAAGTGCTTCATTCCGTTAGGCACATCGGTCATAACAAACCAGAACTTCTTAGCCCCAGTCGCCAGGAAGTGATTTACCGAGTAACCCTCGGGAATCGTTCCATTGTTCCGAAGTGCGTTGATGTCGTTGTCCGCAGTCCCCGGTCGCTGCTCCGAATCAAGGATTCGGGTTGCAACAAACTGGTTGTACGGAGCGATGATGATGCGTCGAGGACGCGCCGCGATGATCAAACCACGGTCGTCCGTAAACGCTGCGATATCAATCACTGCCTGCTCAAGCGAAGTCTCATTGAGATCCGCAGGAGTGGTCAGGCAGTTGGGAATTGCAGTCCCATTGATATCGAGGTGCGCCGTTGCATTACAAAGCATAACACCATCACCAGCCGTGAATTGGCCGTCATCGTAGGCGTTGTTCAACGGGAACGCGGCCTTCACCTGCTTCGTGTGAGACATTGCACGCGCAAGGGCCTTCGTGTAACGCGCCGACACGGAGTCGTAGAGATTGTCTTCGACAGCCTCTTCCGTGATGGCAAAGCCCATCGCAATCGTCTCGTGGTTGTAACGAGCCGTGAAGTGCTCTTGAGCGGTATCGTAATTGATTGCCGATCCTTCGCTCTTCACAGGTGCAGCACCAAAGCCACTCAACTTGACTTCTTCCTCAAATGCTCGATCCGAGGATTCCGTCTCGTAGACAGCTTGGCTCTCGTCTTCGTATTGCTGGTACTCCAACCCAAACAAGGCATTCAGCCCAGGGAGGAGTTCTTTCATCATTTGAGCACGTGAAATTGCCATGATTTACCTCCTTTCCTAGATGCCGGTTGTATTGGAATACATGTGAAGCAACGGCTCCACAATAACGATTCCATGAGTGTAAGTAGTAGTGGCTGATGCCTTACTGGGGCTATCACCACCATCGGTATTGGTAAGATCTACCAGACGAAAGTTTTCAGTAGCTGAACTGGCACCAGCCGTCTCCAAACCATACCCACTGTTTCCAGTAATAGTACTACCAGAATCAGTCACATCAATGTCGTAGTTGAAACCGATAGCAGCACGAACTTGCGTATCGTCATCAACTCCAGAAGCCGAGAACCTAACACGGTATCTGGTTAGCGGATCAGTACCAGCAACAAACGCAATAATGCCATCTACGTCTTGACTTGCAGGATAGTACTGACTCCATGTCGGAGTACCCGATGAGTCCTCGTACTGACACCCAACAAAAACACCAACCATATTTCCAAGATCCATATCGGCAATCGAATTGATCACCTCAATGGTTCCATCGTCAACTGCCATAACCGGATCGCCGTAGAAAATATCGGTGGCATAGTTCTTGGCAATCCAAAACGATACGGACTGCCCGTTCCATCCTCTACCCTCTACGCCAACAGGTATGAACCCATTTGCAGCCATTTTGCTATCTCCTATACATCATCGGACGATAGCCTTCAGTAGTCCATCTACTAATTGTCATCGCCAAACGTGATCCGCGTGCTTCGCTCAGGCTTGAGCAGCGGCATACGCGGATCTTGCTCTCTGAAGTAGTTGCGGTCTACCGCTTCCATCTGGTCTGCGATTTCCTTCGCCGAGTGTGCCCTCGCTTGATCGCCAATATACGTGGGCCTAGCGCAAAGCAAAAGGCCGCCGACAACTACGTTGTCCGGGTATTGGCTACCTCGGTCAGACACAACCTTGAGTTCCGGATAATCCGTCGAAATGACGGGCTCCCATCCCTCTCGGAAGGCTTGCGAAGCGTTGACGTTATCCGCCTCACCTCGCATCGAGACTCTGACATACCGAAAGTCTAGACCCTCTCTGGGGTCAGGCGTCGGCAGCAGAGGTGCAGGTTTCCACAGTGTTTCCCGCTTTTCTTGATCGCGAGTCTCATTGTCTCTCTTTCGAGACTCATCTTTGCGCGACTCAGACATCAACCAACCTCCTTCAGGAGTTGTTTGGCGTATTGTTCTGGCGTGATCCCCAGGCGTTTCGCGAGTGACACCTGGGTGGAGGT